AGAAACTTATGAGTTTGGATAATAAAAGATTCCGTATCAAGTGCGATAACCAAGAAACGGACGGCTCTATGTACCTAGAATGCAAATATGAATCTTGGCTGCACCCTGACTACACCGAAAAACACGACTATGTAGAATTTGAGTTTTATACTGGAGATGGCGGCTACGATATGGAGGTGGTAGCTACATCAGGTAAAAAAGAGCTTCGTCTAGAACACATACACAAGATATCCTTAAAAATTAATGGTGGGTGGGAACGAGAAGTTCTGGTAGACTTCTTAAATAAAGTTGTAGAAACCGAAAAAATTATTGGTATAATTAAGTAAATGCCCTACACTAAATCCCCCCGCCCGTACAAGCACGAGTATGACATGCAGAAAAAGCGTGGGGAGCATGACGACCGTATGGAACGTCAGCGGGCGCGTAGGAAATTGGATAAGAAAGGCGTTGACCGCAAGGGCAAAGACATCGACCACGTTAAGATGTTGAGCAAGGGCGGCAGCAACGCAGATGGTGTTCGTTTGGTATCCCCGTCCAAGAATCGTGCACGTAATGGGCACAAGAAGGGCGAGAAGAAGTAAGCTGTAAAGCGGGTAAGTAGTCTGCTGGAGCCAGTCGATACGTCGATTTGGTTCTATATGCTATTGGGAAAACGATGCAGATAATTGAAGACAAAGGGCTTTTGCTCCGGCTTAAAAACCCCGAGCGAGTCACAGCAGTAATCCCCAAAAGTAAACTTCTAGATGATGGTTCATTGCTAGTGAAGTGGGGTCTAGAAGAAGCACAAGTATTAAAAAATCTTAGAATCAAGAACGTACCGTCTCCTATCGAGGCGCACTACGACTGGCCCGGCCTACATAGACCGTTTGCCCACCAAAAGAAAACCGCATCATTCTTGACCCTGCACCGCAAGGCGTTTTGTTTTAACGAACAAGGCACGGGCAAGACATCGAGCGTCATCTGGGCTGCGGACTACTTGATGAACATAGGGCAGGTCAAACGGGTACTGGTTATTTGTCCGCTGTCTATCATGCAGTCAGCTTGGCAGAACGACCTGTTTAAGTTTGCGATGCACCGAACCACCGCGATAGCACATAGCCATTCCAGAGAGAAACGCATCGAGGCTATCAAGAGCGGCGCCGAGTTCGTGATTATTAATTTTGACGGCACAGAGATTGTGTTCGACGCACTGGACGAAGCGAACTTTGACTTGATTGTTATCGACGAGTGCAACGCGCTGAAGAACCCCAACACAAACAGATGGAAAATAATAAATAAGTTAGTAAAACCAAGGACTTGGCTGTGGATGCTGACAGGTACTCCCGCGGCTCAGTCGCCGATGGACGCATACGGGCTGGCTAAAATGGTCAACCCAAGCGGCGTGCCTAAGTTCTCTGGTGGGTTCAAAGACATGGTGATGCAGCGCGTCACTCAGTTCAAATGGGTTCCTCGCCCAAGGTCCGAAGATGTAGTCCACCAAGCCCTGCAACCGGCTATCCGGTTCACTAAGGAAGAGTGCTTGGACCTGCCGGAGATGACCTACACCACTAGAGAAGTACCGCTTACCCCGCAGCAAAGAAAGTATTACAAGCTAATCAAGCAACAGATGATGGCTACCGCGGCAGGGGAAGAGATTACGGCGGTGAAGGCTGCAGCTACTCTAAACAAACTTCTACAACTGTCGTGTGGCGCCGTGTACTCGGATACTGGCGAGATTGTTGCGTTCGATGCTAAGAATAGAGTAGACGCACTAAAAGAAGTTATTGAAGAAGCATCCAATAAGGTCTTAGTATTTGTTGCGTATACACATGCTATACATATCATTCATGAAGAACTAACCAAGGCAGGGATTTCTGCAGAAGTTATCAACGGGAAAGTTCCCGTCACAAGGCGCACCGACATATTCAATAAGTTCCAAACCGAGCATGACCCGCAAGTTCTAATCATCCAACCGCAAGCCGCAGCGCATGGTGTGACTCTTACAGCCGCCAACGTCGTGGTGTGGTGGGGGCCGATTACGTCGTGCGAAATCTACATGCAAGCTAACGCCAGAGTGCATCGTTCCGGTCAAAGAAACCCATGTACGGTGGTGCACCTGCAGGGGTCGGAAGTAGAGAAAAAGGTGTACACGATGCTGCAAGGGAACATTGACGTTCATTCACGTGTGGTCGATTTGTACAAAAATCTTGACTCTGATGCTTGACATTGTAAAGTGAAGGTACTAGAATTTAGTCGTAACGTTTAGGAGGGTTTATGGAAGCCACTGCTGACCGACTGGTCAAGGTGTACGTAAAAATCCGCGATAAGCGGAGCGAGCTTGCCCAAGAGTACGACAAGAAAGACGCCGAACTCAAAGAGCAGCTTGAGATGATTGAAAGAGAATTGCTGGAGATGTGTAAGTTAGTAGGTGCAGATAGTCTGCGTACCGAGCACGGTACAGTTAGCCGCAAGGTTCATAAGAAGTTTTGGACTAGCGACTGGCACTCGTTTCACAATTTTGTCAAGGAACACAATGCACTGGATTTGTTTGAGCGGCGCATTAGCCAATTGAACATGCAGCAGTTTCTTGAAGAAAACCCCGACCTCTTGCCTGCAGGTCTTAACGTAGACAGCAAATACACTGTCTCTATTCGCCGTAAATAAGGAGCATACCAAATGTCTGAACTGACTATTTTTAGCCAGAACCTTCCCGCGCACTTGCGCGCCGTGCAACTGGACGATACTACCAAAGCTATCATGGGCGGCGGCCCTACCAGCAAGCGTATCTCTATCAAGGGCGGCGTATTCCGTATGATTGTTGGCGGCGAAGAAGTTGCCAAGAACGAAGAACGCTCGATGAATGTAATCATCGTTGCCGCTGCGCCGAAGGTGTCCCGTACCTATTACGAAGGCACGTATGAAGAAGGCGTCAAGATGGCACCGGTTTGCTGGTCATCCACCGGCGATAAGCCGGAAACTGAAGTTAAGACCCCGCAGTCCAGTGCCTGTGCGACTTGCCCCCAGAATGTTAAAGGCTCTGGCCCGGGCGACTCGCGTGCCTGTCGGTTCTCGCAGCGTCTGGCTGTGGTTTTGGAGAACGACATCGAAGGCAGTGTGTATCAATTGTCTCTGCCGTCGGCATCTATTTTTGGTAAAGGAGACGTTGGTAAGTGGCCCCTACAAACCTACGCGCAAATGATTGCAAGTAAGGGCGTACCCATCACGTCGGTAGTTACCGAGATGCGCTTTAATACTGATGCAGCTACACCTCGTCTGACATTCAAGCCGGTACGGTTTTTGGAGAACGATGAGTTTATGACAGCTATGGAACAGGGTAAAACTATTGACGCAGCTCGTGCAATTACTATGACTGTGCCCCAAGCTGACGGTGTAGAATCATCAACCCCCGCTCTAAAACTGGAGAAGCCCAAGGCTGTAGCCGCGCCAAAGGTTGAGGAGCCGGAAGAAGTTGAAGCGGTAGAAGAAGAACCTAAGAAGGTCAGCACCAAGAAGACGCAAGAAGAACCCGCGCCAAAGAAAGATGTAAGCAAGCTGCTGTCGGAGTGGGATGATGAGTGAAACGAATACTCGTGGATATAGCCCAGCTATGGTGACTGCCGTACAAAATGCCGCTACGGATAGTATCGGAGTTAAGCTGGGCAAGCTGTGCATTGAGAAAAACATCCCAGTAATTGATGTAGCTTCGTTCTTTGGCGTATCTCGGCAGGCCGTATATATGTGGTTCAAAGGGCAGGCCAAGCCTAAGGCTAGCTATCAAGAAAAGATGAACAAGCTAGTAGCCAAGCTGTCGTCGTAATAAGTTTCGGAAGGGGTTGGGTTTTTATCAACAAGGGGTTGTCGGTAGAGCAACTCAATCCCTTCCACCTACTATCAGCGTGCGGGAAGTAAATGCGAACGAGAGAAGAGTTTTTGAAGTTTGTTTTGCCCACACGCGGCAAATATTGTTTGTGGGTTTGCCAAGGTAAAGATGAAAATATTCGACAAAAATTATATGACAGCATTGATGAACTGCTAGCCAAAGTAGATGGTTGGGTCGAAAGTAAATACAATGTGTTCTTTGGCGTTAATAGCTTTAAGACCACAGAAAACCGCACTCAACAAAACGTAGAGTTTGCTAAATCTTTTTTCCTAGATATTGATGTAGGAATAGACAAGAAGAACGCATACCCTACGACCGAAGAAGCACTCGAATCCTTAAAGGTATTTGTCAAAAGCACGGGTTTGCCCAGACCCAACATCATTAAGTCTGGACGCGGCCTACACGTATACTGGGTGTTTGACCGGGAAGTTCCTAAAGAAGAGTGGCAGCCGTACGCCGACGGGTTCAAGCAGCTATGTGAAGATAGCGGGCTTATCATTGACCCCGCCGTGCCTGCTGATTCTGCGCGAGTCCTACGGGTTCCGTACACCTTCCACGTAAAAGACGCCGCCAATCCGATAGAGGCTGTCCCGTTACTTGAATCGGAAGCGACTTCGTTTCATTTACTAAAGACTTTAATAAATCCCATACAAAATGATATGTGGGCTAACAAGCCTTCATACGCAAAGGTAGACGAGACCACTCGTGCCTTGATGGGAAACTTTGAGCATTCGTTTAAGAACATTCTTGTAAAAAGTGTTCAAGGTAATGGCTGCGCACAACTTGCGTATATCTACGAGAATCAAGACTCATTGCCTGAGCCGTTGTGGCGGGCGGGGCTATCTATTGCTGCGCATTGTTCAGACAAAGACAAAGCCATCCACGTCATATCGAAGAACCACCCAGAATACTCAGCGGAAGCCACTGAGGCTAAAGCTAACGGCACCAAAGGCCCGTACACATGTGACACGTTTAAGAAGCTAAACGCAGAAGGTTGCGCAAATTGTGAGCACCGGGTATCTAGCCCGATTATGTTGGACTCCACTATTGTGAAGTGTGAAGAGACTACGATTACGCATGAAGACCCTGATACCGGTGAGACGGTAGAAACACCTATTCCCGAGATTCAGTTTCCATACTTTCGTGGCAGGCACGGCGGCATCTATAAAACCGTTAAGGCTATGGACGAGGACGAAGAAGCAATCCCACTGCTGGTATGCAGCCGAGACTTTTATGTAGTTCGCCGCATCAAAGACCCAGAGTTTGGCGAATCGGCTTTGCTGCGTCTTATCAGACCAAAGGACGGGGTGTCTGAATTTCTAGTGCCGCTCAAAGACATTATGTCAAGAGATAAGTTTCGGGACTATATTGGGCGCGAAGGCATACCGGCACTGGATAAACAAATATCGGAACTTATGGCATACGTTACGAAGTGCATTGAGCACCTACAAAATACATCCGCTGCAGCTATTGGTAAGACGCAGATGGGCTGGCAGAACGGACACCGCTCGTTTGTGATTGGCGATAAGGAAGTTTTTGCTGACCGGGTAGAATACAGCCCGCCAAGCTCCCCAATTATTGCGCACGTGCCTAGGTTCAAAACCGCGGGCAACTTCCATGACTGGAGAGAAATTGTCAACTACTACGTGACAGAAGACTTTGTGCAGCGCGCTTACGTGTTCTTTCATGGGTTTGGTAATGTGTTCATGAAGGACATGCCAAACACTAAGGGCTTTTTGGTTTGCTCTTACGGGGAAGGTTCTGGTACGGGTAAGACCACAACATTGGAAGCAATCGCTAGTATTTTTGGCGACCCTACAAAACTACTTATGTCCCCAAGGTCAACCTCTAACTCAATCATCAACCGTCTAGGCACGTGGCAAAGTATCCCGGTGCTTATTGATGAAATCACAGAACTGCCCGTTGAAGGTAAGGCCAGTCTTGTATATGCCGCTACGATTGGGCAGGGTGCCGAGCGTCTTGAAGCTGGTAGAAACGTCGAACGCGAGAATAATGTTACTTGGCAGAACTGCGTTATTACGTCATCCAACAAGGCGCTAGACGAAGAGATACTGTCTTTCCGCGCTAACCCCGACGGCATCCTTAACCGCATGATGTGTCTGGCTGCGTATGAAGATGTGAACACTGACCCGGCCAAGGCACGGCACCATTTCGACCGGCTGTATAAGAATTTCGGCCATGCGTTTGAGCCGTTTCTTCAGTACGTGATTGCCAACAAGCCTGAGTGTGACAAGCTTCTTGAGCAGGTCCGGTTGCGTCTAGAAGCAGAAGCAGAACTTACTAGCCGTGAGCGGTTCTGGGCAAACGATGCAGCGGGCACCATCACTGGCGGTATCATTTCTAACAAGCTGGGCCTGCACAATATTCCTATCGAGCCGGTGTTTAAATACGCCGTTGAGCAGATTAAGCTCAAGCGCAAAGAAAAGAAGACCTACGCGCTGGATAGCAACGACGTTTTGTCACAATATCTATACGACAATATCGGCCGTATGGTTATCGCTAACGGCAAGCCGGACAAGCGTGGGTTTGATACTGTCGCTCTTGGTAGCCCGAGAGGCAGCGACTTGGCTATTCGCATCGAGCCGGATACCGGCCATGCGTTTATTTCGATTACCGACTTCCGCAAGTACTGCACCAAGAAGGGCGTCAACCTAAGTCAGTCTTTGAAGCCACATGAAGAAACGGGCGCGCTTGTAGAAACTAACCGGCACAAACGTCTAGGCGCTGGCACTCAATGGGTAGTGTTGCCCGCAATTAGATGCTATGTTTTCGACTGCACCAAGCTCAAAGATTTTGACATGGAGGCGGTTAAGAGTGCTGCGAGTGTTCAATCTACCGATAGCGATTGATTGGCGCGACTTCAAAGTAGGCACCAGCCTGTTCATACCCTGCATAGACCGTGGTGCTGTAGAGGCTTGGCTTGAGCAGGAGTGTGCCAGACTTGGGTACACAGCAACTATAAAACAAGTTATACGCAACCGTATGTACGGCGTCCAAGTCTGGCGTACTGATTAGTCTTCTTCGTCCGCAGTGCCGTACAAATCGTCGAGTCGGCGGCGTAGGTTTTTGTTAATGTGAACCCCATCAACCATTTCCCGCTCGCGTTGCTTGTGGCTACG